CCAGTATGTAGAATTGGTAGCCTTGGATATGGTGAAGATGGTTATTCATGATCTTCTCCAAAGTGCGTTCAATTCGGGTAATTCTTTTTTCTAAATCTGCCAATTTCATTATAATATATTACCTAGTTCGATTGCTCTCCAATCTGCACCGTCATACACAGCGATACTGCCAAATGATGCTGATTCTCCATCTGAACAGAAAGCAACATCACCTGCGGCTTTGTCCGTTCTTGCGTTCAATTGTGCTTTGGTTTGCGGTTTGAGATTTAAGATTTCTTCCAATTTCAGTTTGCCTGAGGCAGGATCTATTGTTAATGGATTTGTTGTGGATGAATTGATTTCATCTGGCAGTTGTGTCGCAGATATTTTAGATGAAGCATCTAATCCTGCTACACCACTTGCGGTGTTTCTTCCGTTGATTACATTTGATAATTCATCAAATGCTGTTTTGATATCTGCTCTTGCTGATGCCGGTGAATCCGTTGCATCATCCAAATTTGTTGTCACTACATTACTTGCATTTGCCCAACCCATTATGTGTCTCCTTGTTGTTTTTTATTTATAATTTGGTCACCATATACATTTACTCGTATAACAAAGTTTTGCCCGTATAACGATGTATATGACGCATTAAACATACTAATATATCTGTCTCCAACCTTCTGAGGCATTTGTGTAAACGAAGCAGTCTGCACCTTTGGTAGTGTTGGATAAGTTGGCGGCACTACCATTTATATTGCTACCATTTCTATCCACTGTCACTGTGCCTGTTGTGATGTAAATCAATTCAACTCTTTGTCCTTCGCTTGGTGAAGCAGGTAAGGTTGCTGTTAATGAAGCAGATATAATAAAAGAATTGCCACCAACAGCGGTGAAATCTGAGGACTTAATCCCTCCAACGGTAAATCCTGCTCCTAGTGACCCAACATTAATCTCATACTGTTCTATAGGATCTCCGGCACTGTCCGCTGACACCTGTGTGATTCCTAAAGGTCCAGTTGATAAAGTTGCTGGAAATACCAACTTGTAATCATTAAGGTAGTTGCCTTTTGATGTGAATGTTATCTGCTGTCCTGAATTATCTAGGTAACTATTACGAAAAGCAATTCCATCATTTGCTCCTAACAAAATTTTACCATGGCTTGACACAATTCTAATTGATGATTCTGGATGAAGTGTGACAAAACCATCATTTACATTAGCGTCTATGTTTATGCCATAAGATTCATTTAATTGAACTTTTAAAGTGCCTGATGGTAAACCTGATTTTACATGGCTCATTTCAACATTTTCTGTAGTAACTCCTACAGTAGTTGTCCTGTTGTTGGTAGAATCGTAAGATCTGAATTGTAATCCACCATAATCGTTATTTGTTCTGCCTGGTTTATAGTTTTGTAAGGATGCTGTGAGATTGCCATAATCCTTGTTATACATATTGATGAATCTACTGCCGCCACCCGAACCACCATCTGTAAAATTCATCGCCATGGGAGACACTTCACCTGCTGAGTCTGTGGTTAGATTACCTATTTCAAATCCCTTGGTGTCCAAATCTGCTGTGAGTGGACTGATTGATCCTCCTGATGGTGCTGTGTTGGTGATTGTGAACGCACCTCCTGAGTCTGGTTGTGATACTGAAATGCCTGTGCCTGCCACAATCTGTGTGTCTATCGCACTGGGTAGATCCACAAAACTTAAATTACCACTGCCATCAGTCTGTAAAATTTTTCCGCTGGCAGGTGCTGTGCTAGGAAAAGTTAATGTGTAGGATTGTCCTGCTGAATGTGGTGGTGATGCCAATTTTATTCCGTGTGAATTTTGTGAACAATTCAATTGTATGGTTCCGTCCGCACTTGCACCGTCTCCTCCCACTTCAACCACACCTGTTCCATTAGGATATAATTTTATGTTGGCATTTGAAGTGGTCACAATTTGTTGACTATTCATGTCTAAGTTACCACCCAACTGTGGAGAGGTATCGTCCACAACATTTGCTAATCCTCCACCACCGCCTGATTCTGTCACAAATTCCAATGCACCTGATGTTGAATTGTATTTTAAAATTTTGTTGTTTGCAATACTGCTGGTATCTATGAAATCCACTATGTCATTCACAGCGTCTGACATGGTCTTCAGTTCTGGTCTTGAATCTTTTATGGAATCTCCGTCTGAAGAAAATTTATTTGAATCTGGTTTACTTGTTGGCCAAGCCATTAGTTGTCCTCCCTTATGCCTGTGTCATCGCTGACTAATTTGGGCAAACCTGTTGCTTGGACATCTATGATACAGTCCATGCGTGTGCGTTTGCCATATGTGTCTATGTTGAATATATTTAAGACAGTGGGTGTTGATGTTTTGTCTATGTAGACAACAGGTGTTTGCTTGTCTCCCGCAGAATCATCCAAACCCGTGTAGTGAGGTTGCACAATCACACTGGTTAATTTTCCTATGTTCTGATTGAATGTGAGATTACGCTGTCCCACACTGCCACCCAATGTGCTGGTGTCAATGTCTGCTTGATTTATTGTGATTGTGTTCTCTCTAAGGTCAATATCTATTGCCGCTATCTCAGGATCATTTTGTGTCGCACTGTCTTTGTTCAATGTGAACTTGAATTGGAAATATCTGCCATACACAGCACTCACAGGATCAGTGCCTGGTGTGATCACAGTGGTAGATGCTATATCCATCTGTCCTGTGCTTTCCAATGTTTCGCCTGCAAAGATTGTGATGTCTGGTGGTATTGATGCTGACACATTCACTATGGGATTCCAATTTGCTATCTTGCCTGCGTCTCGAATAGGTGTGGTAAAGGACACACTTGCACTGGGCGTGCCTGCCCAAGATGTAAATGTGCTCCAATTGGTGTATGATGCCCAAGTCTCCGTGGGTAAGGATTTGTATGTCTGTGATGTTTTATCAAAATAACCTGTGCCTGGCATATTATCCTCCTAGATCCACTTTCGATCCATCAATTCCAAAATTCTCTGCCAAATAATTTATTAAACCTTCTAGACCTGAGTTGCTGATGGTGTTACCATCTTTGATGTAGGTGTGTGTGGAAAATCCTGACCAAGTGCCTATACTGCCACCTGTTAGGTAAGTTTTTCTTGTGCTAAAATTTACATATCTCACGGTATACACAGATCCTTTGTATAAAGGCACCCGCAACAATTCGTAAATCAATGAAGGCACACCTTTTCCTTGTGGTAGTGGTGTGACCTGACCACTTTGTGTAGTGCTGTTGGTAAAATTTGGAACGATCCTTCTTGTGGATTCTCTAAAGTCATAATTTCTAAAAAACTTGCTACCATCATTGTTCAACACTGAGATTTCAATACCGTTGGCATCACCATCTGGAAATGTTGGTGCCATGGTTACGATTGGAACCATTGTGGTTGATAAATCTCTTTTGAAAATGTTGTCTGGACCGTTGTCAATTCTTACAGCACCATTTAATCCGTTTGGAGAAGGTGTAAGGTTTGATTTAGCATTCTCAAGTTTGTTCTGGAATAGGAATGAATCTGCACTCTTGTTTTCATAGACTCTTGTGTCTACTGTGACTATGGTAGGATCAATAAATCTTTCCACAATAGGTTGTGCAGGTTCTTGTTCTCTTTCAGGTGGTGTTGTGTCTGGATTTTGATAGTTTGTGTTCACAGGTTCCTGTGGTTTTGTTCTTACTTTGTTGAAATAATGGTTAGGTAAGAACACTGGTGGTGGTAATTCTTGTTGTTCTGTTGCAACATGGGGATACACAGTGGCATCATGTTCAACTGCCTCTATTTTTACATTGCCATTCAATTCCAATGTTAGTCCCATCACTCTGAATGTCTGTTGATTCAATCCTAGTATTGTGTCTGTTACTCTCACAATGTCTCCCACTTCAACATTTAACAATTCTTGTGTTGCCACAAATTGTATCTGTCTTTGTGCTCTGGATTTTTTGTAGATCATTCTTGCGATGTCTTGTGCTATTGCTCTATTGGTCAATGTTTCAAATGTAAATTCTCCTGTTAAGTCTTCATCGTCATCTATTGCTTTGTCACCCGCTGTGCTGAAGAACACTTGTTGCGAACTGAACTCCATCATTGGATCTATGTAGTTCACAATAACCTGATTGTATTTTGTGTCTTTCTGTTCACCTGACAGTGTGACAGGACCAACAAGATGATCTTCTGTGATGTCAAATGCAACAGAAACTGTCGAGGATGTAATGTCTGTAGGATGTCCACCATCTTCAACTCTTAATTTGTATCTACCTTCCACATATGGTAGATAAGATCTTGCTCCTGACAACAAAGTTTTACAGTTGTCTAAAATTTTTTGTGTGGTATCTAGCACTGCGTTACAATCCATTACACGACCTGTGTTATTGGAAGTAAGATTGGGATCAAAGGTCACAGTTTGTGCCAATTTGTCTGCCGCTATTTTGAAACTGGTTGCGTTTATTTCTTCTTTTTTAAATCCTGCGCCATATCTAGGATTCATAAGATAATCCAACACAATGT